GACAGGCGGGTGTCGAGCATAAACTGAAGGGCAAATCCAGTTTTTCCGTAGGAAAGCTCTCGTTCTAAAAGATCATCGTCACAAAACCTGTTTTCATCGGTTGCCTTTGCCTCAAGGGATGGGTCTTTGGTTAAATTTGAAAGTATGGTTGGAGCCAGCCTGTTTCCATACCCAGGAAGCTGGTTTTTGCTTGGATACCTAGCTGGCCAGATTTTTACGTCATAGCCTCGCTCTGGAAGCACATTGTATATGCTCATTTCGCTCTGAGGAGTTCCCAAAAATAGGATGCGCCCATTGGGTTTTAGAACTGCCTCGAACTCTTTGATGGTTTCGGCCAGCCTGTCCCGCATACCTTGGGTAAGTGAATTGTTTAAGCTTTCCACGTCATCGGCAATAACCACATCGGCTCGGCTTCCTGTTATCTGCCCAGTTATACCAACGCTTTTTACGCTAGGAGCGTGTGCGGCAGGGGCAGGGCCAACGTCAAAGGCAATCTTTGAGCTTCTTTGGGTTTCCCCAGGAATAAGGTGCTGAAGAATTGGAATTTCTTGGATAAGGCGAAGGGTAAACGTTGAGAAATCATCAGCCCTGTTTTTGGAAGCAGACACAACCAAAAAGTTAAGAGTAGGGTCAAGCAAGAGTTGGTGAACGACAAAGGCAGACGTAATCCAGCTTTTGCCTACTCCCCGGAAAGCCTCAATGACCTGTCGTTTTGGGCCGTTTTGGATACTTGTTGCAATATCGTATTGAATGGGGGTTGGGTCTGGAAGGTTAAGGTGTTTCCATACAATATACAGGAAATTGCGAAAATCCTTCAGTCTTGCGTCAATTTGCATTTGGGTAAATCTGGCCATACACAGGGTCTATGATTTTGCAGTCTTCAAGGTGTGTCCCCATTGGCCTACCTTTGTTATTTTTGTAATAAATGAGACAATACCAATCAAAAGGATCATCCCTTTCTTCTACAATGCTCCAATCACCAGGAGCTATTCTTTCTCCATTTGTTTCTAAAAAACAATAATCAGTATAGCTCATTCTTCCATCTTTCGCCTTGGAGGGGTTGGGCGAGAAAGACCATACATCATATTTTCAGTTCCCCTTACCTCACACATATCAACGCAAATATGGTCTCCGCTGTCGTTTAGTTCGATCAAATACACAGGATTGTGGCTTGGGCCGTAGTCAATAATGGCAAGCCAAAGCCCCTCTCCCTTTGGAGTCTGTACCCATCTTTCAACAGGTAAAAAAGAAATATTCAAAATAGGCTCCTTACGTGTTTATTATAAAAAATAACTGATTTTTACAATAAAATTGTGTTTATGGGTCAGTCTAAGTAGGACTAAACTTCTAAACTATATGTAAATTATTGCAAATCAACAGGAGTATATTGTAAATAAAAACAAAATCAGTATTTTTTTAGGTTTTTTGACCTTTTTTTGCCTTCTTTAACGGCTTTTATGGCGTAATCCCAATCATATTTGGCAATAATAGCGTCTTCTTGTTCTTTTGTAATCTTTCTTCCGTATGGAGTCGTTTTCCACTTCCCAAACTTGTGGAATTTCATTATTTTTTTGATCTATTATAATGAACAGACGTTATTTTTAAATTTTGCCGTCCGTTATTCATTGGGTTTCCATCTTTATGGTCAATATCCTTGCCCTTAACCGCATCTTTTCCGTATTTCTTAATCATCAACCTTCGTGCGGCATTCCTCATAGCCCTGTGCTTGATTTGTTCTGGGGTTCCTTGGTATTCCCTATATTCCTTGGCGTAATCCCTGCTCATACTTCATCCACCTCGTCTATGTTTTCGGCCTCTTCGGATATTACAAAATAATACTCGTCATCCCTCTCAACAATTTGAATAAAGCCCTCTTGAATGAGGTATTTTAATTCTTTTAAAATATCCTCTTCGGTCCAGTTAACCAATTCTCCGTCATCTGGCATTTTAGGCAAAATTCAATCCAGTAACACCAGTTGAGGAAATGTTGATGCGAGGTTCATCACCTCCCGGCCCACCAGTAGGCATTGAAACACGACCTCGCCTGTTAATATTAGACAAGCGTTTTTTAAGGATATCGCCAGGAGTAACGGCAGACGTAGTTGCTTCAAGAGAATTATCAACTTGATTATCCTTATTAATAGCAAGAGTCCTTCTGTCTCTTGAAGACCACCCCCCTTCTCCAACAGGAGTTCCCGGTACAGTTGAAGAGTATTCTGTTTTTCTTTGAGGGCTAGATACATAAATTCCAGTATTATGTCCCTTAACGTCCCTCATTCCAGCAACTCCAAGGAATGCTTTTCCTTGTGTAGCGTATTGACCATAAGTAAATTTTTGATCAACATTTGGATTGTATGAACTTATATTATATTGAGGTTCTCTAGATGTTTGCTTTCCCCACCCCCCTCTATTTGGCGACACATCAAGACTGTAATCGTTTTTAACTTTAATAAAAGAAACTGGACCTGTTTTGTGGATAGCAGAGCTATTCAAAGCATCTACAGTTCGCTGAGTAGCCCCAACTAAATATTCTTCTGCTTTTTGCTTTTGAGCGTTATAGGCATCATAAGCGGCTTTACCCTTATGAACAGGCCTAGAACCTGGCATTAATTTTTGATAATCTGCAAGTTCAGATGCTAAAATTGTTTTACCGCTGTACCCATAGTTATAATTTCGTTCTGATCTTCCACCTTTAAGTGGAGTATCAGCAGTAAACCCAGTTAGCCCAGTTTGAGAATATCCAGTAGTTACCTGCCAATCAAGTTTTTGAGTCGGCAAAAACCCAGATTGTCGGGATGGAGTTGATCTAGTTGAAGAAGCGTAACGTGACGATGTATTTCTATTTGATCTCATTTTTACCTTTTACTTTAACTAAAGTTAAGCCCCGAAGCCCCGGATGTAACATTAACAGCCACTTCTGCTGGGCCTCCAGACCCGCTTACTGGCATTGAAACACGTCCTTTGTATTTCGCACGTAGTTTTTGAAGTTTTAGAAGGTCTTCAGTCGAAACAGGTTGCTGAGCGTCAACAAGCTCTCCTTTTCCGTCTTTTTGCTTATCAATTACAAGATCGGTTCTTTTTGCATATTGAGGTTTTCCAAAATCACCAACAGGATCAAGCAACCTAGTAGTTAGTTTTCCATAAACATCACTACCAGCCCTCCAATAATCATACCAAGAATTAGCAGTTTGCTTTCCGTCTCGTTGAGCATATCCATAATACTGCCCAACTTGAGAGTTGGCCGCCCCATCACCCCCGCCTCCCCCATTCCAAACTCTACCAAGCTGTGTAACGCTTGTGCGATCTCCATATTCCCATTTATATGTTTTATAAGGGTTTGATTGAGACGCTCCAGCAATTCTGGTGTCAACCCTTCCCGATTGTCTTCCTTCTCTTGGCATATATTTCCTTTAATTAATTCCTGTTAGTTCAGTATCGCTGAAAGGCAATACCTGTGCAAGTCTTTTTAATGGAGAATCGTTTGAAGCCAAAGCGTCAACACCATTGTCTTTAAGAAATTTAACAGCTACAGCCAAATCTGCTGGTTTTGCGTCTCCACTTTTTATCCTGGCTAGAAGTTCTTCAGCCACAGAAGTATGCAGTTCTTCCAAAGCAAGTCTGTTATTAGAGACGCTCATTGTCTAAAAAGGGATGTTTTTACCCAATCCCACGCAAGACTAAAGAAAAAGCTTATAGCGGCAATAACCCCTAGAGATTTATAGTGCCAGCTTTCTAGGTGGCGTAAGCGATTATCGTGTCTTTCAAAATTTTCCTTAAACACAGATTGATTGTTAAGAACGTGATCAATCTTGCCTTCAAGCCTACCAATAGAACGATGAAGCTCTTCGTTCACGCAAGAACCCTCTTAAACCACAAATTAACAACGTGCCTAACAGATTGTGGAAATGTTGTATAGGCTGGAACAACCCAATTCCCAGCTATGACATCATTTGCCGCTACTGAAAAAGGAGAAAAACTTGTGTAAACAGCATTAAACGAAGCGTTGTTTGCGTAATCAAGAGAGCTACTTAATGTTGTGCTTAGCGAGCTTGTAAGGTTATTTATAATCATTTGTGAAGTTCCAGCAGAGCCTCCAGCCGTATCAAGTCTGGAAAAGGCAATACTGGCTGCTACTAGATTTCCAGCATAAGGGACAACAACTTGACGAGTTAAATTGCTAGATAAAGTTCCTGCAATTAGAGTAGGAAATTGCCCAAATCTGTAAGTTCCACTTGCTGTAGGGGTTGTTGATTCGTGGCAAAGCGAAATCATAAACAAATCGCTTGGAGTTTGATTTAATTTTTCAAGCCCAATAGAGCCGTTGGCTAAGTTTACAATTTTTTCTGTAGCTTTAATAAGAGGCATAAATTTCCTTTATTCAGGTTTTGTAGGCCAAATTACTGAATCTGGGTCTCCAAAAAGTTGAGGGACATTCCTTAAAGCGGCTCTATAATTAGCCCAAACTTCTTTATTCCCTTTAAAATCCTCTACTTGAGTATAATCAGTTTCTTGCAAAAGCTGATTTCGCTTTAAACGTATTCCTTCCCAAATAAATTCTTGTTTTAATACTTGCCAAGCATCTTCAATTTCTTGAAATGAAGGTTTTTGATTATTTTCATCTTGCCAAACAACTCCTTCGTAGGTGTTCCCATCTACATAATAACTACAATTTGGTCTGATTTTTTGTAATATTCGGGAAATGTCCATAAATGTCCTTAAGGTATTGTTTCAATAAATGTTAAATTTGAACTAGGGCAATATTCGTAAGCTGTGCTAGTTGATCCAGAGCCAGCCCCAACTTGCCAATTATGGCTTCTGTTTATATAACTAGCCCCAGTTCCGTAAGCACCAACAAGTAAATCATAACAAACAGCAGTATAACCGGGAGTGTCCCAAAGATTAATAGATACATTAACCATATTATATGCGTTAACATTAATAGAATAACCAACAGTAACTCTAGTTCTTGTTGAATCTTGTAGTCCCATTCCAACCATTGTTACTGGCAAAACTGTACCAGTTCCAGTTCCAACAGCACTTGCTCTAAAATAAACTCCAAGAACGTTTGCTTGTGCGCCAAAACTTGTAAATGTTGTAGTTCCAAGAGTTACAATCATATAATAATTACCAGCAACCATAGCTGTAGCCGCAATTGGCGTTGTGCCATTTTGCCACCGCATTAATTGAAGGCCACCAACGTACCCATTTTGATCTCCAACGTGAACTGTACCTAAAATTAAAACTTTATTAGAAGCTGAAGCTAATGTAATTCTTCCTCCAGTATAAGGAGCAGTATTTAAAGTTCCAATTTCTAAACCTGGAATGCTCATATATCTCCAACCATTAGGATTGCTAAATGTATTGTTTTTATTTACAGAATAAATATTAACAATTCTTTGTGTTGGAAAAGCTATAGACTGATTTGACGCTGAAGTTACAAGACCTTGGGCATTAATAGTAACTTGAGAAGTTTGCGTTGTGCTTCCGTAAGTTCCAGCCGAAACTCCACTATTAGCTAGTTTTGAAGAATCAATACTTCCAGCTAACTTGGCGTTAGTTACAGCTAAATCTTTAATATGATTCGTGTTTACTGCTCTATTTGCATCTAAACTAGCATCGCTACTAAGTTTTGCGTCTGTAACTGCATTACCAGCAATTTTAGCGTTAGTAACGGCTGAATCTCTAATGTGATTTGTAGTTACTGCTCTACTTGCGTCCGTTGTAGTGCTACTGGATAACTTAGCATCCGTAACGGCATTCCCAGCAAGCTTACCAGTAGTAACAGCTAAATCTTTAATGTGATTTGTGCTTACTGCTCTATTTGCATCTGTAGTAGCGTCACTACTTAATTTAGCGTCAGTAACAGCATTACCAACAATTTTACCAGTAGTTACAGATAAATCACGAATATGGTTTGTAGTTACTGCCCTATTTGCATCAGTTGTTGCATCGTCTCTTAATTTAGCTGATGTAACAGCATCATCTACAATAGAAGCTGTAGAAACTGTATTGTTAGGAATTGCTGAAATAGTTGGAAGAGCATATCCAAGAGCAATAACAACAATGCGTGTTCCAGATGGAGGAGCTTGGTCAAAAGTCAAAGTCTGACTTCCAATTGTAATTGCCACATCGTAAGAAAATGTTGGGTCTTGAACAACACCATCAATTGCAACTAAATAGCTATTTGTATAAATAGCAGTTGCTCCAGTAATATTAAAAACTAAAGTTGATCCATCTCCTGTAAATTGCCATCTTGTAGGATTTCCAGAAGCACCACCAGTAGTTACATATTGCTGAATAGCTGAATCTACATATTGTTTTGTTGCAGCATCAGTAAATAAAACTGGAGTCCCTGCATTAGCTAAAACAAACCCTCCCAAATCAACCTGCCCTGTCAAACTTCCACCGCTTAATGATAATTTTGTATCCGCATACGCTTTTGTTGCGGCATCTGCGCTATCTGTAGGAGTACCAACTTCAGTAATCCTGTTAAAATTCATATCCAAAATACCAGTCATTAAATCCCCGGCCTTAGAGACCTTTAAGGCATCATTGGTATCTACGTAACCTTTTGTTGAGGCATCCGTTGATGCCGTAGGGGTTCCAAGACCAGTAATCTTATTGGTTCCCATCGCCAAAGCACCAGACATTGTATCTCCAGCCTTTGCGACTTTTGCGGTGTTTAACGAAGCATCACCAGCATCAACGTAAGCTTTAGTTGTAGCATCAGCAGCGGCGGTAGGCGTACCCAACCCAGTAATCTTATTGTTACCCATAGCCAGCGCACCGCTCATTGAATCCCCAGCTTTTGTAACTTTTAAAGCATCATTGGTATCTACGTAAGTTTTAGTTGTTGCGTCATTAGCAGACGTGGGTTGTCCAACTTCTGTAATGCGAGTTCCACCAGCAAAATAAACAAGCCCGACTTTACCAAGAGAATTATCAGCCTGTTCTACATTTTCTTGATTAAGGTAGAAGTTCTGCAAAAACGCCAAATCTTGATCTTCTGCAATAAGAGCCGATCCGTCTTGAAAATCAACCAAAGGAATGCTTTTTTCTGTGATACGGCGAATACGAACTGTAGTCCCAGCAGTAGGAAAATTAGAAGTAAACCGAAGAAAGGCTTGGCTTGATCCAAACGGACTTGCAGGGCTAACTGCTTCTCCAGGCCCATACACCACAAAACTGGCTTGCGACTGAAGGATTTTGTTAAAATCGGCGTTTACGTGAGACTTTGCAAGATACGAAAAAGGAACAGGAAAGTCAGTCCCAAGGGAGCTTCCAGCCGTAGTTACACCAGTAGCGGTGTATTCGTTAAATGTTAATCCAGATGCCATAGGTATCCTTTTGTTATTGTTTACTTAAGAGGCAATAAATCGTCAACACTTATTCCTCTTTTAAGTGCTATTTTGTTTCTTTTATGAACGTTATAAGAATCATTGATTTGTGGGAACTCCTTAAACACCTGTTTTAATGATTCGTCCCTATACATTCTAAGAATACGCCTTACCTGTTGTATTCTAGGGCTATCGTACTTGTCCGTTGACCTGTCTGAAAGACGCTGATACGCACTAGATGATATAAGCCTGTTTAAAGCCTCCCGCAAGGTTACACCTTTAACTTTAGTGGTTTGATGGAGTTCAAGCCATCGGTCATAAGCTGATTGTCCGCTTTTGCCAGCAATCTCTCTCAAATCCAATCCACCCCCTAAATCTGCTTTTGGCATACTAAAGCCGTATTGAAGGTTTGCCAATTCTCTCATAACCTTGTCTTTTTTATCTGTGCTTACAACAATAGGACTCAAATAATCAACCCCAAAAGGTATTCTACCAAGAGGAACTTCAATAGGCTCGCCTAAAACATTTCTGGCTTTGTCAACGTATCCAGAAGCCCCAGGAATACGTTTTAAAACAGCATCCAAAACAGAACGAGCATCTTTAGCATAAGGATCAAACGTAGGAACAGATTGAGCGATGATGGATGGGACGTAAGACCCAGCTTGTGATTTAAGAAGTTTAGGAACAAATCTTTCTGGGTCGGTTGCCGCTTGGAAGAAACGCTCCAACCCAGCCATATAGCTTTTGTTTACCACGTTCTGCGTCATCGCAAGACCGATAGCGGCGAACCCTGCTTGAATAGCACTATCTTGCTCTGCGTCCATACGCCTAGCAGCGTCTCCAAGATCAGCAGCAAGCCCAAAAAACGTGGCAAATGGATCAAGCCTTTGATAAGAAATGTATTTGTCCCCAACCCTAAAACTATACGGCCTCCATCCAGTAGATTCCAGCAACCTACGTTCTTCTTGATTGGTTGGTCCACCCCCAGTAATTATTCCACCAATAGCCAGCATCGCCGCAGAAAATGTCATTCCAGAACCCATCCAAAATCTTCCAGTAGCTTCTGCAATTCGCCTTGGATCACCAGAGGCCAAATCTTCCATATAACGAACGTGTAGTTTGTTTAAAACTGGCAAGTCCATAGGAGCCATACGTTGCCCAGCAAACTTCAAAATGTTGATTGGAGTTCTGGTAAACGGCATTACAAGCCTAGTAGCGGGGTGCGAGGCAACAAAGTCCTGTATTCCTCTTGCATACCCGCCAGCGGGAAGTTCTGTTTGAAAGGTGGCTTCTCTTGCGGTCTTTTCTGCGTATTCTGAAATTTTACCCAATCCACCAAACTGCTCCCATTTTGCATCCACAGCCTCTCTGACATAATCCTGCAAAGCCTGTCCAGTAAGCTTGGCATTCATCCCCTCTTCTGCCGCTTCTTGATAAAGCTTTGACTTGCTAAAAAGCTGACCAGTCTTGTCAAACAAAAGCTCCATCCTATCGGCAACGTATTTTCCAACGTTCTGCGAAAGAGCTTCACTTGATAAACCCTTATTTGCAAAAAAGTCCATAGCTTCGCTCATCAACATAGATTTTGCGCTTGCTCTGGCGTTGATTTGCTTAAAGAACTCGTCAGTAGCCATCAAAAACCGAGTTGGCATATTGATATAATGCCCAAGCCCATTGACAAAACTGGCCAAAGTACCATCTGGAAGGTCAAATTTATCAGCAGAAATGGCGTTTTTACTCATTCCTGGGTCTGTAAATGTCTCGCTAATGAATCGAGGCTCGTTTGTTTGAAACGCAAGCCTAGCCATTTTCATAGAATCGTTAACGGCTTCTACAAGGTATCCGTATCTTGAGATATACTCTTTAGCCAGCCCCATATTGCCTTTTCGAACAGCCCCAACAGCACCCTCAAGGGGCAAGTAAAGCGTTGTGAAGGTGTTTCCAAGAGTATTAATTATGGCTGTTTTAGGACCAGACAAAAGCGCATTAATCCAAAACTCGTTATGAGCGTTGATCCATCTACCTTGTTTAATAAGATCGTTTACAGCTTTTAAATTTCCAGAAGCAAAAGCCATATTAAGCCTGTCAGCCGACCTAATTAAAGCGTCTCTTCCGTTTAATTGGGTAATGCGTTGACGAGCCAAATCCATCGCCCCCGGAGCGTTTAAGTCTTTTAAAGAAACCCCTAAAATGTCGTTTCGTGTTCCGCTAGATTTAAGGGTTATTTTTTGAAGATGGCGTTGTAGAGTTTGAAGGCTTCGTCCAGTTTTACCCCATCCGTTAGAGATTGCCCGAAGTTTAAGCATTGTGTCTGCGTGAAGCGCACTTTGCTCGATAAACGCATTAAGCTCAGCGTCTCCCTTCCCCAAAGCCGCCAACTCAGCGGCCTTTTTTAACTGAGCAAAAGAATTATCGGCCATCATTCTCGCACTAAGCAAGAAAACATCTAAATCTGCCATAGCTTCAGTTTTTAAATTAAGCTCCTTTAAAAACGCCTCTGGATCACTTTTTCCAAACTGGTTTGCAAGCTTTACAGCTAGGTTATACCGAGTTTTATCGGTCATTGGAACCTGTTTAAGTTCCTCTTTGGCCGCTTCGACAGCCGACAGCATAATCCTGTCATTTCCTTGCCTATACGTTGTAAAATTAAATAATTTTTTAATCTCCTCTTCTTGTCTTGGGGTTACAAAGTTTGGGTTAATCGTCTCTTCTCCAAGAATATTAGAAGCTTGGACACCAACCCCTTCATTCCTTATGTAATTCCTTGCGGTTTCCCGCATAATTCCAGTCAGCCTGTCGTTTTCTGATTTGGAATACAGGGGGGTTTGAGAAGGGGAAGCAGTCTCATCAACTTTCGGCTGACCTTCGGTTGATAATTTAGGCTCTTGGGGAGGAGGAGTGAGTGCGGAAGCTTCTGCTTTGGGGGCTTCTGGCTCTGGGATGCTTCTTTTGATTTCTTCTGGTTTGACCGCTTCTGCTGTCCTTCTTTCGACTTCATCTATTGGTAATCCAGCTTCAATGGCTCCTTTTCTTGCTTTAAAAGCTCTAAGCCCAGCCCACAAAGTTTCAACCATCGCTCCGATGCCAACCCCTTCAATAGCATTCTTAAACCTTCCCTCCAACTGACTATCACCTTCTTGCGCCGACAAATATTGAGTTACAGCATTATTAAGAAGGGGGTTGTCAATGCTGGAAAGCAAATTGGAAAGACGCTGAGAATGCGGATCAAACGCCACAAAATCACTAAGTCCTCCAGCCAAAGCTCCTTTAACCGCTGTTTTTCCCATCAATCCACCAAGCTTTGCCACGCTTGCAATCTTGGAAGCCTTTGCAAGCTTTCCAGCTTTTCCTACAATTCCAAGTCCAGGCAGAAACCCAGTAGCAAATTCAGAAATGCCTTCAATGATTTGCCCAGGAAGAGTTACACTTTCAGCCTTATCCCCAAACACGGCTTTTTTAAACTCTTGATCTGGGAGAAGATCGCCAGACAAATAATCTGCCAAATCGTAAGCAGACCCCCCAGCGGCAACAACCCCCCGCAAAGGAGCCAGCAAAGCGTCAACTGTATAATCCCCCAAAGACCTACTTTGCGGTTGCTCTGTGGGGGACGGAACAGATGCGGATTGGGCAGCATACCCGCCAAACATAGGATTTCCTTCGTCCTTTAAGGACTGAATTGCATCTTCAAATGGGTTCATTAAAAGCCACCTTGCTCAATAACACGCAACGCTTGGTTTTTTCTAAAGTCTGCTTCATCTACCTTAAAAATCTGACAAAGAGACTTAACAAGCTCTGGTTTGGACATAACATCGTTATACTCTTCTTTGCTTGAAAATAAAGGAATCATAAGTCCGTTTAATTCCGTGGTTGGGTCAACTTGAACACCATAAAGACGCACAGCAGTTCTAGGCTTGCCTGTGGAAGAGTCAACAAAATTAGCCCAGCTTGTGCCTACTTGATGAAGTGTGCTTAAAAAGGATGCTTTGGCTTCCACAAGTTTTTCTGGTTTTAAAGGAATAAAGTCGGCTTTTTGTTCATTACCCACTATCTTGTTAGCCATAGAAGCAAACCCACTTAAGTTTGGAGTAATGCCTCCTTCTCCTCGGGTTGTCTTAATAGTTACGGACGCTGGACGCTCACCATACGGATAATAGCCACCATTTGAAATAAGTTTTCCTTGTTTCTGTAGCTCTTGCTCTCCGTATTTCTTAACCTCAACAGCATATTCCTTGATTCTGGTTACATACTCTGGACGCATAGCAACTGGATTTGCACTCAAATACCTAGCCATGCCAACTGAGGCTTCTTTAAAGTTTTTAACAAGGGTTGAATTTGATAAAAATGTTTTACCAAAGAATCCTGTAGCAGATGTCGGCATTTCTCCTTTTGACATTGACTGCTCTGCTTGTTTTCTTTTGTTTACAAAATCTTCTTGGATACGGATTTTTTTATCCATTTCCTTTTCAACCGCTTCCCGCTCTTCTCGGTAAGCTGGGCTTGTAGCCATCCTAGATGCAAACGCTTCTGGTGTTTCATTTGGAACCAATTCTCTTTCAGCAGTAAGACGCTGAGAAAGGCGAGAACGATACATACGCAAAGCTTCGTCAGTAACAGATGCCTTTCTTGAGGAATCTGCTGGGTCTTGGTCATCCAATCCAGCAAGCCTTGTCCCAATTCCGTCAACAAGAGCAGAAGAGTTAAATTTAAACCCTTCGTTTCCCTCCATTAAAGAGTTATTTTTTTCAGCTTTTACAAGAGCATCTTCTAAACGCTTAAAATCTGGACGGCTTACGTTACCAAGAGACGCTTGCGTACGTAAATCTTCCAATAGTTTAGAGGCACGAACTGGGTCTGAAGCCCCTCTTTCAAATCTTTCCATCTGCTCTGGAGAAAGTTTGCTTTTGTAATGCGAACCAAGGTCTCTGTCTTCGTCTGCCAGCTTTGCAACTAAATCACGTATGCTTCCACCTTTTCCAGAAGCAAACGCATCTTTAAATTTATCTTGTAGATACTCGTCTAATTCGACTCTTTCTTTACCTTCTAATTTAGTATTTCCTGTTTTTAACAACCTATCATTAATCCACGTTCTTGCTGTGTTGGTAACATCATCAACTAGCAAGCTGTCTTCCAAATTTTTCTTTTCTACACGCCTTCTAAGAACATCGTTTTCATTACGATCCATCCAATCTTCAATTTCTCCATACACATCCTTTCTTAAGTCTGACAATTTATTTCCGTCTCCCCTTGGGTCTATTTCAAATACAGCTTTAACAATGTCTCTTACTTCCATTGGGTCTTGGTCGTAATTTGCCTTAACCCACCCATATAACGTCTGTAATGCCGATGCGTTAACATCTTTAGTTAAAGTTCCATTATGAGCTTCAAGTAAAACTTTTTTAAGGTCGCCTACCATTTGAGCTTTAAACTCTGTGTTACGCAGGTCACCAGCCATCAAATCATCAAGTTTTCTCCCAATAGTGCTAGACAGAACTTCTTCAGATTTTGCTTTGCTCCTTTCTAAAACCATATTTTGAGCTTTATCCATCCAAAGTCCTTCTACTTTGCCAAAAGCTTTTGAAGCCCCTAAATTGACATAATAACTATTTCCAAGCTTTTCTTGCTGAAACTTAGCCCTCTCTTCTCCCATAATGGCTTGCAATTCCTCGTAGGATTTTTCTCCGACATCCTTAAGTCGAGCGTTAAGTCTTGAAGAGTATTCTCCTTCAACCAAGTCTTGCCCTGTAATTTCAAGCCTAGTTGTAGCTCTGTAGGGGTTCTCTAAATAAGAAATTGTCCCATTTTTTACAAAGTCAGCTACGTTGCCTTTTGCCGCATTTCTGTATTTGTCTGGGTCTTTATAATAATCAACAAGGCCAGCATTTAAAGCCTCTTGATTACTCTTTTGCATATAAATCTGATTGAAATTCTCCAAAGAATTGTTGAAAGAACTTAATGCAGCAGTCAGCTGACCCAACGAAGAAACACCCTGCACAGGATTCGGTATATCACCTCCACGCCTAAAAGAAGACGGCTCAATATCTCTGGCTTTTAGCCGAGGAGCTGCTTCTAAGTCTTCTACAACAACTCTTGATTCTTTGGGCATATTAAACTTTAGCTAAAGGGCTTTTTCCTGGGGAGTAGCGCATATACTGGCCATACGCATCCAATCCAGACTGGCCAATAGTAAGAGCAGTAGCCCAAAGATTAGGTCTTTGAATTGGTGGCATTGGAGACTGCAACGCAGTAACATTGTACTGAGTTCCAAGTCGAGAGTTTTCAATAGACCTGTTAGTTGCCGCTTCAGTATAAAAACCTTGTCTGCGAACAGCTTGGGCATAGGTGGTTTCTTGGCGAGTAAAATCGGCCAAAATAGCGTCAACAGAAGCCCCGCTAACACCAGCCTCACCAGCGGCAACAACAGCCCTAGAACGAGCAGCCTTGGCTTCTTGTGTAATGTTAAAAATATCCCTTCCCTGCTGTTCCTTTTCTTGAGCTTCCTTAAACCGCATCGCCTCCGCTTCTTGGAGGTATTTTTGTGTTTCAAGTTCTGCAAGTTTTCTTTGCTGTTCACGTAACTGATTTTGATAGGCTTGCTGGGCATTTGCCGCAGATGCTTGATTCATATACCCCATTACTGAGGTAGCCGCCCCAATTGCAAAGGTCATCAATGGGATCAGCAAGGGTAATACAAAACACATATATTATCCTTTCAGTTTACAAAACTCATAAAAAGGCAGTCCAAGATGGCCGTAGTTGTCCAACCTCTGAACAAACGTAAACCCCAGCCATTTGATCCACCTTACGTGAAGTTCGTTTTTGGCGCAAACCCTGTTAAAAAGCAAGCGTTTCTTGCTGATATTGAACATAGCATTCATCCAATAATGAGACTGCTTTAGGAAGGGAAGCCATAGCCTTTTGATTGCGTCAGACCCCAATAACCAGATTAAACCGCATTCTGGGTCGCCATAATCAGAAGCCCCAAACACCATTATAACGTTTCCATCCTCCTCCACAGCTAAAGCTGGTATAGATAGGTCAATACTTTCTTTAATAATATCCTCCAAAGACCGCTCCTCTTCCGTGTAAACAGACCTCAACTCAAGCTTATCCTCCTCCCTAAGATTAGGGGCTAGTCGCTTGGCATCCTCAAGCTCTGCTTTTCGCATCTTAACCATTGTATCTTGTAGCCCTATTTTGGTAATACCCCTCAAAATCCATGCTAACAAGGCAACAGGGGTATGGAGTATCGTTATAAATATCAATAAACACCTCGTCATTTTTTGCCATAATCGGGAACCTATACGCTCCGTCTTTTAAAGGATTATTAGGCATAATTGTATCAATAGTGTTAAGAGCAGTTCCGTTAAACACGTATTTATATGTTTTTCGTGCAGCTGGTGTTACTTCAACTCTAAAATACCTTGTATTATCATACATAATTGTGCCAGAGCGCATCATATAAGTTCCAGAGGCCACAGATTGCTTTCCTTGCCCCACCGATTCTCTAATCATTGGTCTGGAAACTCCATAATACATTGTGTATGGAATCCCGATCCACATAGGTCTCCCAGGAATAGCTCCACTAATTGCAGGAGCGGTTCCAAGATGATTTCCAATAATTCTTAAATATGAAATTCCACCAGTTGTTAAAACTGGTTTATATGAATCTATAATTGCTGGAATACTTACAGAACTCCAATGAGAAGTATCAGTAGGCAACGTCCCAG